CCCCCGGAGCCTTTTCCCGGTTCGACGTGATCAAGTGTTAAGTCGTTGCCCGTGCCACAGAACGAGCACCACGGCTGGGCTTCTCTCATTTGTTTTGACAATTTCCGCCACGCCGCCGACGAGTAGCGCTTGTTTGCTGGTTTAGACCGGGGGGCGGGTTGATGCCGGGGGCATTTTGCCGCCGGGGGGGCTACTAATTCTGAGCAGCCGGGGGTCGAGCACCAGCGGGCGATCATGGTCGGCAGGTCCACGGTTGCCATCCGTACAGCTGGTAGATGTGCCAAGCCATTTCAAGGTTCACATCGGGGTCGAGCACGTTTGCCCAGCGGACGGGGAAGGCTTGTTTCCATGCTCCGTCGTTGATTTGCATGAGACCCCAGTCTCTTGTTCCGTTGCGGTTGACCGGGGAGATAGCGCCGGGTGTCAGGTTGCTTTCGCATTGAGCGACTTGGATTGCCTCACCGCAGTCCCATGCGTAGCTGCATATCAGGCTCTCAACAGGACTCAAGCTCACGGTTTTCACGTTGTCCCTCGGGATCGTTTCTGTCGGTTGTTCTAGCACCGTGTCGGGGATGCGTCGGTTCTGGGGTGCGGTAGTTGTCGTCGGGTTCCCTATTGGGAAGGTCAAGCTCGGTGCGGGCGGCTCGTATGCCAGCGAGGTTTTGGTCAACGAGATCGGGTGGGTGGTGAGTGTGGTTTGTGTGCTGTGTGCTGTCCACAGCATCAGGGTCAGTAACGTGATGAGGACTTTCACGATTCTCCTTGTGTTCATTTTTAGTTCTCTCTATATGTCGCTCGTCTGGGCGCGGTTTATAGGTCCCGTCGGAGCGTTTTATTCCACTAACCGCTCCTCTTGGATCGCTTTTATCCACAGGGATGAAGCGGTATATCGTGCTCTGTCCACTCCCTCCACCCTGCTTCTCCACAACCAGCCAGCCCTCATCCACGAGGTATTTCAGGGCTTTCCGGACATTTCCGGCGCTCATATTGCACTTGTGAGCGAGTTTGTTGGAGTTCATCCAGAACAGGTTGCCATGCATATCATTCACGACATCGGCGACTGCTAGCAGTACCACTAGCCTCGACCCGCTCATTGTTGCTCTCTGCCAAACGTTCGCAGTTGCTGCTGCGCTCATTTCTTTTCATTCATCCATTCTGTCGGACATTTGACCAGCTGATGGCATTCGCACAACGGCTCGCCTGTGTCTTTTGCGAACGCCCTGCGGCGTTCTTCGAGTGTTATTGATTGTTCGTCATCGGTGCTCAAAATAGGATTCCTTGTGCGAGTCGTGTTGCTGCAAGCTCGCAATATTGTTCCTCGACTTCGATGCCGATTGATTGACGGTGCATATCTCGCGCCGCCACTAGGGTCGATCCTCCTCCCATGAATGGATCTAGAACTACGCCCTCCGGCATAAGCGCCATAAGTTCTCGCAGTAGCGGAACGGGTTTAGCGTGCGGATGATCGTTTTGGTACGGCAATCCGACGGTCGGTAGCACAGCTGACCTCGTGTTCGGTCGGTTAGGCCACGATCCGAGCAGGTAAATAGCCTCCCAATCCGCTCGAAAGCCGTTAGGAACCCCGAAGAAGCCCGTACTGAGCGGCTTATGCCACACGAGGACCTGTTTTGTTCCCTCGGGAGGGGGCTTTAACGGTGCGCCAAACACGACCTTCGCACATACGGGGTCTAGGAGGCTCAGCACCTCATCCCGTACCGCTGTGTCTTCGTCGTTAGCGATTCCGGCGTGGAATTTGCCCCAGCGTAAGCCGTTTCCACGGTCCCCGGAGCCGTCTTGGTGCCATCCGATGCCGTACGGTGGATCACTTACGACTATGTCGTATTCGATCTCGGGCAGTACCTCCCGGCAATCGCCGTGATATATGACGCAGTCGTCGTCCCGATAATAAGGCTCCATTAGAACTCGTCCCGGAAATGCCCGCGCTGATACTCCTTGCCTCGGTCCCACATTTCGGCCTCGAGTTCCCAGTCGTACGGTTTCAGCGGTGTGCCGTGATGCGTAATGTCGAGCAGCGTTTGCCAGTCGGCGTTATAGGCCCGCTCCGCCCGGTCTAAATACTCACCGACCACCATAAAGGCCAGAATTATGAACGGCTCAAGCGGGATCATGGCTGCACCCGTGGCTGATCGTCGAAATGCAGTGCGATGCATTCGTTATATCCGGCTCTCGTGAGAGCGTGTACCGAACCTGTGTTCCCCGGCGTAGTCGGCGCTTGCACCGGCATTCTCGTCACTTCGTCGATTTGAAACTCAACAAGTTGCTGTTCGTGTAGCTCCTGAAGCCGTGTCGCCGCTTTTTCGGGGGACAGGTAACCCTTCCCCCATTCGAGGGAGTTGTCGCTAACAGAGCGGGCTGTAGCGCCCTCTGGATAGAAGTTGTATAAATACTGCAAAATTAGAGCCTTCCAAGTGCCCGATTTCACGTTTCTGGCGGCTGTCAGCGATTGCTCAGGGCCGTCCTTGCGATATTTGCCTCCCGTCTCGTTTCTATCGAACGGAAACAGATTCATTTGACCCATCGTTCCTCCACTATCTCAAAGTCGTTTTTTTGTACCTCAAAGCCACACAGCCGACACAGCAGAGCAGCCCAGCTGAAGTGGTAGACGGTGCGGGTATCGCCGCAACATGGACTGGAAATGAGTTTCCCGTCTGCTCCGGCTCGAGTGCGCCCGGTTACTTTCGTCATCGTGTACCGCCAAAGTCGGTCAACTCGGTGTCGTCCGAGGTGGGGATGAGGAACATGCGGGTCAATAGCTCCCGCAAGGCGTAGCTGCGGGCCTTACCGAGGCCCTTGTCGCCACCGTCGCCCGCTGTGGCACATATCTCGGTCTCAAGCCATTCCCCTGAGACGTGATATATGCGGAAAGCGATGCGCAGGTGCGTCATTAGCCACTTATCACGAAACGGCTCGTGGCTTGTTTCGAGGTCTTTCGGGATTATTACGAGTCCCATCCGGTCAAGCACTGGACTGACGCTGTTTACGACGTCGTCGATGCCTCGGTACTGGTAGCCGCCCATCTGTTGAGCGGCTCTGCCCGATTTGCCGACAGGACCAATAGAAGCCGCCGCTTTGCCTATGGCAGCGACGACTTCGTTTACGGTTTCTGATGTTTTAATTGAGGACATGTGGCACAAAGTATCACATAAGGCGCAGTTGTCCAGCTTTACCAGCCCGGACCGAACCATTCTTGAATCGCATCCCGGCCCCATTCACGGTCCCGAAGGATGTTTATAAGGCCGTCGGTACGCCAAAACAGGTCGTCCATTTGCCAACGAATCTCGCCGTCGTGGAGCAGTTCATCAATCTCGCTCACCATTTCCTCGAGATCTTCTAAACGGTCGGTCACCTCGTCCCCGTCAAACGCCGACACGCTGCGCTCTATTGCGTCAAGGCGCGCAATTATGGCGGGGTCGGTTTCGATTTGGAGTTCCCCCATGTCTTGCTCGACACGGTTCACGGTGTCCTCGAGTTCGCCTATACGGCCAGCGACCTGCGCCGCATTCCACACGATGACGCCCGAAGTGACGGCGACGGACATGATTAGCCCCAAAGTTAGGCGGCTGACCTTTATTTGCTTAAAGTCGCTCTCAATGTCTTCGGCCATCTAGTCGCACTCCAGCGCTCGTTGTGACGCTTCAAACACGCCCCATTGTTCCTCGGACCAGTTGCGTACGCTCTCGTCGTTGAGCGACTCTAATAGCGCGACGCACGCCTCGTCCGTGACGGGCGCAGTAGGTTCCGGCGAGCTGTTCGGCCAAAAGGCCCAGATCCCAATACCTGCGGCAACGATCGCCCCGGCAATCGCCTTAACATTGTCAAGAATGTGCTTGATCGAGTCTCGCCAGACATCGCTGCGCTCCGCTACGTCCTCGATGCTCACTTGTCGAAAATGTCAGCGGTCCCTGCGCCCAGTTTGGTAGCAACAGCGGACTTAACAACGGACAAGGCTGCGCCGATACCGGCTGCGAGCGCCATTTCGTTCTGTGCGACATCTAGACCGACGATTTGGTCGGCTCCCATGATGCCGAGATAAGACTGGATGCCGGTTAATACGGCACGCTCTACAAGGTTCTTATAAAACTTCATCTGGCCACTCCTTTAAGATCGGCCTCTTTTGTTTCTCTACCAGTTTGGCGTGTGTCATTGGTCCACAGACGCCATCGGCGACAAGTTTGTTTTTTTGCTGGAAGCGCTTGACGTAGGTTTCCGTCACAGGCCCGAAGTGGCCGTCTGCTGTGATCCCCAAAACTTTTTGGATACTTGCAACGTCAGGGCCGATATCGCCTCTGCGTAGGGTGCGTTGTTTTTGAGGGGGGAGGGGGTCTGCTTGCTCCGGTAGCTCAAAGTCCCCGCTGTCTACGGCATCGGCAATCATTTTGCGCCACGGGAAGCGGGCTGACGGGTCGATCTTCCTTTTCGTCCACTCCCGATGCATCAGCACACGGGTCAACGGGTTCCAGCCGTACAAAACACACAGCGCAGCGCAAGCTCTAACAGTTGCGTCCACGAGTTCCGGTGCCCAGCGCTCCCCAACTCCATCATTTTCGCACTCGAACCCGACGAAGTGCTTATTCCCCGCCCTGTATGCGCCAGCCTTGGGTGCGTCGTAGAGACCTTGGCCGTAGTCGGGCGGCTCGACGTCGGCGAGCAGCTGCTCGATACGGTTACTCATTCCCCGACCGGCATGATGACATCGCCCTGCGGCGTTGAGCACAATTAGGCCGTCGCGTCCGACAGTGAATTGGGATAAAGGTCCCTTTAGGTCTCGGCGACCCTCGAGGACCAGTTTCTTGCAGGGCATGTTGCCAGACTGTGCGTTACTCGCGGTGTGATGGAGCATGATTCCGACCGGCTCGAACGAATACGAGCTGGCGGCCCGTACTTGCCAGCCGTCGATCGTTTCCACGTTTAGCCCTGCGGCTTTAAGGGCTGTCGCCCATTGACTACGCATCGTCGCTCAACACCCATTCTAGGTTTTCTTCGTCCCAGAGGTAAAAGTTGCCGTCGTCGGGCCACGGTACCGGCGGCTCCCAGTCATCGTTTTCGTTGTTGGTTCTTGTCCACGAGGGGAAGGGTGCCGGAGGTACAAAGATGTCTAGATCGGGGTCGTAGCTGAAACCTTTGCCGGCGAAGTGTTTGCGGAAGTTGTTGTTGTAGGAGGTTTGAACCCAGTTGCCGCCGAGAAGGTTTTGGCAGAACTCGATGCCGATCGCTTCGTTTTCGTTGCCTTCTTCGTCCGCTATATCATCGTTTGAAATAACTACGACTCTCAATACAACGTTGTTTTGGTCTAATTCAGCAAAGTGCGCCACTGAAGCCTCCTAAACGACGTAGGCGTAACGGACGATAAACACTCCTGAGCCGCCAGCGCCGCCGCTAATGTAGGCGTTGCCGTTCTTGCCGCCAGCGCCGCCGCCGCCCCCGGTGTTGGCTGTTCCGGGGTTCCCGTTGCCTGTGGCTGTGTGGCCTGAACCTGCGCCGCCGCCGCCTGTACCGCCTGCTCCGCCGTACTTGTGAGCGCCGCTATATGCGCCGCCGCCGCCGCCGCCTGCGTAATAGTCGCCTGAGCCAGACGGCCATTCACCGCCTGCGCCGCCAGCGCCAGCGTTAGGATCAGACGCCAGTTGCCCAGCTTGCGTAGCTCCGCCGCCCCCTGCTCCCATATTATTAGTGGCACTTCCGTTGCCGCCTGCGTAGCCTTCGACGGGCGTATAGCCGCCGGCGTTGCCAGACCCTGCGCTCGCGTTTCTGCCAGATCCGCCGCCGCTGCCTCCAGAGCGGCCTGCTTGTTCGCTGCCGTATGGGTACCCAAAACCGCCTGCGCCGCCGCCGCTGGCCGTATACGACAGACCAGAGGAATCATTGCCGTCAGTTCCTTGGGACGTAGAGGCACCCGTACCGCCTGCTCCGATTGTGATTGTATAGCTGCTAACCGAAAGGGTGGCCGAATTGTTGTAACGAAAACCGCCAGCGCCGCCGCCCCCGGACTGGCGTGCAGCGTCTTGAAAACCGTTGTAGAACCCACCGCCAGCGCCACCGCCAGCGACAACTAAAAACTCTGCGGCTCCTGTCTGCGTGCCAAGGCTCGTGACTTGAAACGTCCCCGAGGCCGTAAAAGTGTGTGTGCGATAGCCGCCAGCGGTCGTAATGGTGCCACCTGTTGCCACAATTTGAGCTTCGCCGCCTTGCGCTGCGATAACTCCGTGATCCGCTGGTCGGATCGCCATTACTTAAGCGCCCCAATAAGCGACCATGTATCGGTCGCCGTTTTGATGCACGTCGCCGCTGCGTACTGCCCGTCGATCTCTTTGTTGCTGTCTTTGGATTGGATAGTGACGCCTGAGCCTTGGGCGAGTGTGGCGTTGGCAGATCCAAGATTTTGGACCATAATTTGCGTTCCAATGGCAAAAGCTACTGAGCTGTTTGGCGGAATAGTTATGGTTTGGGCTGAACCGTTAGACGAGGTAACAAGTTTTCCTGCGTCGGCGGCTACGAAAGTGTATGTAGTGCCGGTCTGTGCGTTGATCGCTAACGGTGCCACCAGTCCACCTGAAACGGTCAGGCTGTCTGTTATTGATACATCCCCGTCAGCTACCTCGAGAGCGTTTTGTCCATTCGTTCCCGTAATCACCAGCTTCTCTTCTGAGGCGTCCCAGAGCATGTTGTCGCCCGCCGTAGAACTGTGAAACGTTACGTCAACGCCTGCGCCGTCGGCTCCAAAGGCCTGCGCTGCGGTAAGCCCTGCCAAGTTTAAGGTCAGGGTTACGTCTCCGCTTGTAGCTCCGCCCTGTAAGCCAGACGCCGCTGCGGTCACGATCGAGGTTATGTCCCCAATGCCGCTCCAGCTAGACCCGTCGTAGTATTCGATAGCGTTTGTGTCTTTGAGATAAGACACCATGCCCTCTGTAGGGCTAGAGATTGCACTGCTTCTCGCCGAAGAACTATCAAAGCACATCAAAACTTGATCGGCGACGTATGTATTGAGATCGCTAGAAGTCAGTACTGCCCCGACTGCCCAGTTTTTATATCCGGCTCCGGCCATATCAAAATCCTAAGCTGTTGTAATCAAGCCGCCCGAGGGAGGCGTCGTCCAGTATGAAATAACTCGTCGTATCACGAGGCGTCATCCCCAGCGTAACTCGCCACGTCTCTCCGATAGTGTAAGCGTGATCAATTCGCTGCAAAGTGCCCTCTGTGGATTGTTGTGACACGCCGGGAGGCGTGAACTCTACCGTCACGCCGTCCGCTAGTTCCAGCTGCGCAATCGTGTTCTGTGTAGACGTGCCCAATGTGTCTATAACTGCCTCGAGAGTGTTGATGCGGACCTCGGTAGAAGCGGTTTGAACCATGAGAAAGTCGAGAATGTTTGAGACTGTCGTGTCGTCGAGTACAAGCACTTCGCCGACCGGAAGTAGCCGTATTCCGTAGGAATCTTGGCTGGCTGTGTCGTTTGACGTCACCGCTGCGGCTCCAGTGCGGTTAGCGGTGAGCCTGTTGTATAGCTCGGCGCTCACTACTTTCCGTCCAATTTGCTGGTAGGGCACGTCGGAGCCGTCGTCGCTAAATGTTGCAGCCGACGCGCTGCTGATCGGTCCGTAACGGTTCTCGAAGGTCATTGTGCCGCTGCGGTTTACATATAAGTAGCCTTGCTCGGAGTTGGTCACTTTTTGCAGGTATTGCACGACGTTGACGTCGGCGGAGAGTGTGGCCGCTGCGAGCGTTGAGTCGCCTGTGGCGATGCTGGTGCCGCCGGAGTAGTCGATGTTTGCGTTTGCTAGGACGTTTGTGACTCGTGTGCCGGACGTTTCTTGGCTGAACGAGGTGCCGGAAGTGAGCGATCTGAGGCCGAGTTCGCTGGATTGGTCCTCTGCGAGAACTGTGACCCATGCGTCGCCGGACGTGTCGTAGCCGAGGTTGATGTCTTCTACAAGACCTGAGTAGATGAGGTTGCCGTTGCACTTGATGGTCACGGTACGTCCGACGGTGATCCCCGGATAGTACGCCGACGACGTGTTGAGGGGGTCTAATGCGCCGTCGGTGTTGCGAAACAACAGCTTCGCTTTTCCGGGCGGGAATGGCATAGTCCAGTCGCTTCTGCCTCGTCTAGTCACAAACGACACGCAGCGGTCGGTCAGGTCCGCCATGACCTCAGTTCCGCTGAGGACGTAGTCGGTGCTGTCAAGTTTGCCTTTTACTGCGTCGTCCAGCGTGAAAGCGTTGTCAAAAGCCGGTCCGATGAACCCGATCTCTACGGTCGGCGTCGGTGTTGCCACTACAAGACCCCGTTGAACCCTATGGCGTCGATCGGTACGCCGCCGCTGTTGCGGTTAGTGCGCCGCAGTTCACCGATGAGGGCTGCGCCGTCGATGTCGTTTGCGTAGATGTTGACCGTTTGCTGGGACATGCCGTGAGGCGCTGTAGCACGGCGATCGGACAATGGTGCGACGGTGTTGAGCGCTGGCGTGGTAACCCGTGGCGTCGGGATCGTCATGTCCGGTAGAGGTGGCCCGAAAGCGGTGCGGTCGGGAGTAAATGTACCGAACGGGGTGATCGTCGGCAGGTTGATCGGGGAAACTTTGTTGATTTTGTTGGCGATCCAGTTGTAGATGCGGATGAATTCGTTAGCGATTCCGGTCAGTACGGACTTAAATTCGTCGAGCAGGGCTATAAATGCGCCTTTAGCGAGGCTTCCGACGCGACCGGGAATGGCTTTGACGATGTCAAAGATGGCTTCTACGGCTTTACTGATGCCTGTTTTCACGGCGTCAAGGCTAAAGAAGGTTTTGAAGGCCGTCCAGACTCCCCGTAGCGGTGCGAGGAGGGCGCGTTGGAAGTTAAACACAGCCTGCAAAAGTCCGCTTAATGCGAGGTCAAAGTCGCCTTTAAATATGCCTTTGAGGAAGTCAATAATGCCTTGGAATGCGTCGATCACTCTGAACACGCTTTCCCGGATGCCTGCCATGATGGGGTCAACTACGGCTTTCACGTCCTCGAACACTCGAGTCACGACGTGCCGGAAGGTCTCGGATTCTTGCCAAAAGTGTGCGATAGCGCCCACAGCTGCGGAAATTGCTACCACTAGGCCACCGACGCTGAAGATAATTCCGGCGAGCGCTGTGGCTGCGGCAGCGAGAGCGCCAACTAATACGGCTCCGACGGCGGTAGCGATGCCGATGATGACCGGTTTTGGATTGTTTTTGACGAATTTGATGATCGAAGCGATGACCGGTTCTATTGCCGCCCGCACAGCGTCAAACGTTTCACGCAGTTTCGGCATCCATTGGACAGCGAGTTCTTTGACTCGGTCCCTGAAGGTCGCTAGCTGAGGCGACCATCGTTCCCCCAGTGCGATAAGCGCAGATAGCGCCTCAGCTAGCTTCATGGCAATCGGCAGCAACGCTGTCCCAATCGTTATCCCGACGTCCTTTAAACGGGCCGTCAGAATGCGCTGCTGATTAGCCAAGCCTCCAGAAGTCCTCTCGAAGTCGCCCATCGCCCCCATAGCTCCCATTGACTCCATGATGAGAGCGTTGCGGGCCATGATTTTAGAACCCTCGCTGATTTCGCCGTTCATGTCAGCGAGACCCATTTCGAGCGCTTTTGCTTTTACGGTCGCTGCGTTGAACAGAATGCCGATTTGTTTGAGCGGTTCGGTTTCGCCGCTAAGACCGGCTCGTAGTTTGTCGAGTGCATCTTCGGGGCGCAGGTTAGAGAAGCTGGCTATGTCGGCGGACGCTGTAACTAGGTCCGCAGAAAACTTTGCTAGATCATCGCCGCTTAAGCCCGCAGCTACCCCAAACACACCGAAAGCGGATGCGCCGTCTAAGAACTCGCCTTTGGATAGGCCGACCGCTGTGGCTGCTTCGTTTGCTGACGCAACTATTGAGTCCGCTCCGTCCTTGAATATCGCTTTGGTTTTGGACATTGACTCATCAAAGTCGGACGCTAGGTCTACCGCTTTAGCGCCCAGCCCCGCAGCTGCGACGGTTATTGCGCCTGTCATAGCTCCGAAGGCTTTGCCTACCTTTTTAGCGGCCTGAGCGGAGTCTCTGGAGAACTTGTTGAGAGATTTAGCGGCCTTTTTTGTGGCTTTACTCAGACCGGAGGCATCGCCCCCGATGAGCATCGAGATCGAAGCTTTTCTACCCGCCACGCTTTGCCTGCTTTATTGCTCGGTCGAGGATGTCCTCGAGTTCCCGTTCATAATAATCCACTACCTGAGTGAACTTGGCGTCCGCCGCTTCATAGAAAAACGGGTTTGGCGGAATATTCATTCTCCGCCCTTTGTCGTCGAAACGTCCCGGAGGATCACCGAAAATGATGCGTCCGGCGTACGGAACCTTCTTTTTGCCGATGCGTACGACGCCGCCTCTCTGGGTGCCGGAGGTGCGGATAGTGCGTTTCAGTGCGCCTGAATGGTAGAGAGAATGCCCTCTCGCCCGTTTAGCGGCTGAGCGTTTGTTGCCGGTACTAACGGGGACTCGACGGTTGACTTCTTCGGCAACGATGTCCGCTGCGCCTTTGTGTATTGCTTTAAAGTCGTCGACAAAGGCTTTGTCGAGCTTGCGCATTAGACGGACGGCTTGTTTGAGACCTTTGATTTCAATGACGTCCTGCCGTTTAGCGCTTATATTTGGCACTGCGCGCCGCTCTTTCCCGTTCTTTGACCCGTTCGTTGTGAGCCGTGAGTAGCCCCATAACTACAAGCGAATCGGCTTCCAGTAGCACGTCGAGCGGTTGCCCCGTCTCGAGCGCCAAAACTCCTAGCTGGTAGGCGTAGGAGCCTCGGGTAAAGGGTCATTATCAGCCTCAAAGTCTACGCTGTGGTCGAGTTCCACCCATTCGTCGAAACTCAGGCCGTCGTGATGGTTTGCACGTCGAGCACATTCGTATGCGAGAAACATGATGTGTTCCATGAATGGATTCTCAGCAAATTCTTGAATCGATTTGCCAAATTTGCGCTCGAACGCAATAACAGCCGCCCCTTTAAGGTCGTAGCTTTTCGTAACGTCGAGCTGGTCCGTGACGCGGATTTGTGCACGCAGCAACGGTTTCTCCTTTGTTTAGCTTGTGGCTTTAGTGACGTCGCCTGTGATCGGCCAAGAGACCGAAACGGTTGAAAGCTCCCCGACCGATCCGTTTACGCTTGGCAGTTCCGTGACCAGAACGTTAAACGTATAAGACGGGTTCGTCGCCGATGTCGCAGCTGCGTCGTTTTTGACAACCACCGCTGTCGACGTGCCCAGCAGCGTGTAGCAGGTCGCCTCTACCTCGCCGCTGGCGAGATCTTGGTTCATTTCGAGATCGATCGTCCCAGTTTGAAGGCCGCCAATATAGGTTCTCGTGTTGTCCCCCATAGCGGTCGTCTCAATTTGGTCTGCTTCTCGGTTAAACGTAACAGAAGTCACATGGTCGCTTAAGGCGACCCCGTTGATCGTCAGATACGCATTTTTCATGATGAATGCGGCCATTATTAACCTTCCTTCTTCGGATTGGCCCGTGATGCGGCCAAATGACCGCCCTCGATAAGTGCCTCAATGTTGAGACCCTCAAGGTCTTTATCGTTGACGGTTTCGCCTTTCTTACCGAAAGAGCAGTTTCCCGTCTTAATTTTGTAATCGCTCACGTCGCATATACCTCCAGATCGAATCTTGCGCCGTAGAACTCACCAGAGCCAACTAAAAGCTGACCGTAATCGGCGAGGCGGGTAATGCGTGCGTCAGCAGCATTACCCCCTAGCGTAGCGTCGCCAGCGATGGCGTCGTAGACACTCCCCGTCCCAGAAACGTATGCGTCGAGCGCGTCTTGCGCAGCGGGGGCGTTGAAGCGTTGCGCCAGTACCAAGATTTCAAAGTTGAAACGCTGTAGCTGGGAGGCGTTGGTGCTTTCTCCCATTGTGACGTTGTATTCGACCTGCGGGCTTTGTGGCACGACTACGGCGGCGGGTGGTGTGATGGTATCCGGGACGGTGTCAAACACCACGAGAAGCCCGGACAGCGTCTCTAGGCGGGTTTTGATGCCGTCCTTGATCCCGGAATACGAGGCCATCAGGCTGCGCCGATCCTCCGGTAGCCAGCGAGGAGTGCCCGTACGTCAAAGTCGATGCGGCTCACACGGACAGGCCCGAATTCGTTCACCATGCCCGCCATTACACCCAGAGGGGATGATTTGCGTTGGAAAATGCGTGCGCCGAGCAGCAAAGCAGCCTGCTGCACAGGCGACGGCACCGTCGAGGCATAACCCCACTTCGCCGTCACCTGCACAGTCGGCCTTTCTGAGGTGTAACGAGGAAACGGCGACGAAACGCTGCGGATCACGTTGTAGGGAGCACTATTCCCTTCCAATATGTAGTCCGTCGTCAGAGTCAGCGTTGTGGAGTAAGTCCCGTCGTTGGAGTCGTCCTGTTTCACCACCAGACCTGTGTCTGTATAAAAGTCGTCGGTCAAGACGAGCACGTTGTTTGAGGGCTTGTAGACCCTCGCACTAGCGCTCCCGTCTGCGACGAACGTACGCCCGCACCAGTTGTCTATTTCGCCCTCAGCTGCGTCAATAGCAGCCTCGATAGCGGTGTCCTCGGACGATGTTCCCGTGGGAATGTCCAGAGACGCTTTGACTTTGGCGACAGTCGTGTAGTTAGGCATTATTTCTTAGAAGCTGCGGCCTTCTTAGCCGGTGCTTTCTTTTTGGCTGGGGCTTTAGGTGCTTCCGGTTCCGGTTTTTGTACCCGGCTCGGAGCTTGTTTTTCCCACAGATCGTCCAGAGAACTCATATGTACCTCGCTTTTGAAAGACATTACTAGAGGCTGGGCCATGTCCTCACAGACCCAGCCCCTAGTGGTCTAGCAGGGGGTCTGCTAGAACGTCGGTGCAATCAAGCCGGTGCCGGTGATTGCGCTGATGGCCGCTGGATATCTCCCCGCCACGAATCCGGTATAGGAATACATCACCAGAGTGAGTGTCAGGTTGAGGCCTGCGGTCTCATCCATGCGCATCATCATGTCGCCGTCTTCAAAGAGCAGCATGTCGTTTCGTGAAACCACGTAGACAGCGTCTTCGGTGCCAGC